TCACTTCTTCTTGCTCTAACTATTGCTCTTAATTTATCTTCTCTGTATTCTGCAATAGCTAAATGATAAAGTTCTTTTTCATATATTAATTTATTTGATATTAAAGAAACTTTTATTACAGCATCTTTTAATAAATTTAGTTCTTTATTATTAGGTTTGCTTTTATGCCACCTACTAACTATTTCTTGTGCTGTTAGTAAATTAGTAGATAAATCTACATTTTCTAAAACATCAAATTTTTGTTGAGTATTATATTTTCTGATATCCATTCTATAAAGATATTAAAAAAAACTAATAAACTACTCATCATTTCTGTTTATTATACTGGCAATATTTTCAGGTAATAGATAACAAGGCTTTTTAACTTTTTTGTTATTCCAAAAAGTAGTATCAGGACACCACATATCTTTAGTGTCAGGCATTTTTATATCATTAAGCCAAAACAAACAATTTACTTTAGGGTCATTTATGAAATATAACTTAACTATGTCTTTATCCATTAGCATTAGTTGATCATACTTATACTTTTCTAAGAGTTTTTCTTCATAGTATTTGTTTCTAAACTTCATTTCTACTACACAGTCAAATCCTTTAGGTGTTTTGCCTTTAGCGTCAAAGTGTTCATAACCACCACCACACCATTCTAAATTCCAACCATCAAAGTTTAATAGAATAACTATTGCTTGTTCCCATTTATGGACATCTTTTATATTCAAACTTTGCCATTTTTATATATAACATTAAGTTGCTCTATCCAATTGTTATAAGTTTTTGGGCTACAGGTGCAAGGTAAAAAGTAAGTGTGTTTAAAATAAATAGAATGTAATCTTGCGAGTAATTCCTGCTCATCTTTTGTTAAAGTGTTTTTATTATTATTCAAAAACCCTGTCCATTTATCGTAATGTAATTTTGACATTTTAAGCATTGCGATTTATTTTTAAGTTATTTAATTTTTCTTTTCTATCATTGCATCCACAACTTTCATATTTTAATATGTCAAACCATATCTTATTGTGAAGCCATTTTATTCCTGTTACTTTAAATATCTTTTCTACTAAATCTCCTAATTTCATTTTTCAAAAATTTTATTAGACAAATACTTTTTTACTTTATTATATGTATTATAAATTGAGTAATAACTAATCTTAGTTTTATCACTTAAACTTTTAATACTTTCTCCTGATTGTATATGATTATAAATTTTTCTATCATACCAATGCATTTTTTTTAATTCATTATTAATCTTAATTTCATACTTATAAATATTATCAAGTTCATTATATTCATTAATATGTAATTTTTTAAATAAATTAACAATATCTTCCTCACTATAATCTTTAGTGTTTTCTATTGAAATTAATTTAACTTTAGATTGTTTTCTAGTTAAATCAATAAACATAGTTCTTAAAGTTCTAAAAATATAAAAATGATTTATTTCAGATTCATTGTACATTATATTTCCACCTTTAGTTATTAAATAGTGTATTTTAATATACATTTCTTGGACTAAATCTTCAGCAGTATCTTGATTGCAACCAAAACTTTTTACTATTCTAATCCAGTCTTTGTGTTTTTCTGCTAATAAATCTAAAGTGCTTTTATATCTCATACCAAGTAATATGAATACCAAAAAATAAAAACATAAAAGTAAGTTGTTCATAAAACTCATCTTTAGGAACATCTTCTGGATCAGGCTCTAAATTAGGGTTGTAGTATAAAATTCCAAGAGAAAGTCCATAAATTGGAATAAACTGTATGTTAAAAGCTATGTTATTTATGTTAAAATCTATCAAAATGGTAAATTAGTTTGCACTCTTTTTGGTAAATCTAGTAAATTTTTTCCACTTATTTCAAATCCCACATTATTGATAACACTTTTTAACCTAATTGGATTGTCTAAAGGTGTTGGTCTGCCTCCTGTGTCTACGTCTTTTACCTTGCGAATATGTATTAAACTATACATCCATTCCGTTGGGTGTTGAACGTACCTGTGAATTACTATAAAATCATCTGCACGATTTACAAATTTACCTCCACCCTCTACATCTGATGCCATAGGTGGAATAGGATGCCCATAGTATTCGTGTCTCTCTGAATGTCTTTTTCTTAATGCTTCTGTACTTGCGTGAGTGTTAAGCCAAATCGTAATATTATTTCTTTTACAAAATACTCGCATTTCACTTGTAGCATAATAATCGTATTCGTGCCCATTATGTGTTTTAGATAGTTGTTTGTCCTTCATCATAGAGTTATAAGGATCGATCATTAATCCATCATAATGCCAAGCGTCTTTAACATCTTGTGCTAAGGATAAAATATCTTTAAAAGAATATAGTTGTGTAGGGTCAATAAATTTAAAATGATTGTTTATAAATTCAGTTCTATCTTTAAAATGCTCTTCTTCTATTTTATTAATTACTGTACCTTCCATAAATTCAATAAGTTTTTTTATTAAAGTATATGGCTCATTCTCGCTACTAAACACTAACCATTTTAAATTGTGTTTAATTGAGTACATTAACATTAAGTATAAAATTACTGTTGTCTTTCCTGTATTTGCGTGACCAAGAATAACATTAAAATTTCCTGTTTTGTATCTAAAGTGTTCATCAATTTCAGGTATATCTAAGGTAAGTCCTTCCTTAATTTTACCACTTCTTACATCTTTTATTTTTTGAACGTGAGCATTAAAATCTATTATCATCTTTCTTTGTTTGTTTAAATATAAAAAAAAAGAGCAACAAACCTAATTGCTACTCTTTATCAATCTTAATTATCAAAATTAAAAAGGTAAATCTGTGTTTCTATCAGGACTATGCTGTGAAGCATTTACTTGTTCCTGCTTTACTGGTTTAAAATCATTTAATACTGCATATAATTTTTGTCCATCTTTTGAGGTACAAATATCTATATTTATAAAACCTTTATTTTCTGCTGCTACATCTTTTAGCCTCATTAATTCTTTAGCAAATGTTTCTACATTTAAACCTATTGATACATTTTTCCATTCAACATTACCTTTTTTACAGTAAAGTCCATTTATTAATTTGCTTTCCATTATATATTATTTAAAATTAATTTTAATTGATCAAAATCTTCTTTAGTGTTTTTCATTACAATATCTCTGTTATCTTTACCAAAGGCAGACATATTTTCTTTGTAACACACTTGAAGTATAATACTATCATTTGTAGTTGCTCTCATTGAAATATTATTATTTTGTGGTGTGTTTACTGGAGCATTATAGTTGTTTTCTACTACAAAAGCTGCATTTTTATACTGCTCATTTTTTATAGTATATTGTACTTCATCTCCTATTTGTTTTTTAAAATCTCCTTTTGCTAAAAACTTCCATTGCTGTCCATCTGCAAATGTTACAAGGAATCGATTGTATTTCATTCCTTTAATTTCTGCCTCACCATTTGGTTGGTAAGCTACTATTTTTCCTGTTTTGTTACTCATAATTAATGTTCTAAGTTTAATTTTGTTACTTCTAATTTAGCCTCTAACTCTTCTACTTTATTTCTTAAAGCATCTACTTCTGTTTTTAAGACCCTAATTAAATCCTCGTTATACGTCATTACTTTGTATTTTTAAAGTTTCACGTCTAGCAAGTTCCTCCGCTGCTGCTTTTTGAGTAGCTTCTAGTAAAGACTTATTGTTTTTTAAATCAATTAAATCTTTGTCTGATAAAAATTGTGCTAATGCAATCATAATACTTATTTTTTATAAAGATATTAAAAATTATTGATAAAACAAAAAAAAGGATGGCTAAATTAATAACCACCCCTTTTAAACAAGTAACTAAACAAAGAAAGAATATTTAAATGTACGTCATTTATAATTGTTGTACAAGATTATTATAATAATTTATCATTTCTAGTAATTCATTATTAGTATATTTTACTATTTTTTTACTTAAAATATGTAATTCACTACTTAATTCTTCTCCTAAATAAAGTGAGTATTTATATTGTTCTCCATATCTAAACACATTACACCCTGCACATTGTGGTTTAACGTTTCTTTCATCCCAACGTATAGAATAATGTTTCCTGCTCATAAAGTGCCCCGCTTGGATTTCTTT